GCAAAGGAAGGAGACACCCTAAGTCTTACACCAGAAGCAGGATCAACGTTTGTTAGCATCATTTCGTTTGAATTAGTACTAGCAACACCAAGGCTGAACTTTTGACCGACTTAAACATTGAGTTACTGCCTTGGCAACAAGATGTTTGGGCAGACGACACAAGATTTAAAATAGTAGCTGCTGGGCGACGTACAGGAAAGTCTAGGTTAGCAGCGTGGATGTTAATAGTTAACGCACTTAAGGCGGACAGAGGCCATGTATTTTACGTCGCACCTACTCAAGGACAAGCCAGAGACATTATGTGGCAAACCCTTTTGGAACTGGGACATCCTGTTATTAGTGGTAGTCACATTAATAATCTGCAAATTAAGCTTGTCAACGGAGCCACAATCAGCCTCAAAGGTGCAGATAGACCAGAGACCATGCGAGGTGTCAGCCTTAAGTTTTTAGTCATGGACGAATACGCAGACATGAAACCTGACGTATTTGAGCAGATCTTGAGACCGGCACTTGCCGACCAAAAGGGCTGTGCAATGTTCATTGGTACGCCAATGGGAAGGAACCACTTTTACGAATTGTACAAATATGCGGAATTAGATGATGACCCTACATACAAATCATGGCATTTTACGTCGTACGACAACCCGTTGTTGGACCCTGACGAAATTAACATTGCTAAAAAGTCTATGTCTTCTTACGCGTTTCGCCAAGAGTTTATGGCGTCGTTTGAAGCTCGTGGGTCAGAAATGTTTAAGGAAGATTGGGTTAAGTTTAGTAAGTCTAAGCCGGAAGTAGGAGATTATTACATTGCTGTTGACTTGGCAGGTTTTGAAGAAGTCAATAAGAAACGAACAAAGAATTCTAAGCTTGACGAAACTGCCATCGCCGTCGTTAAAGTTAGTGAGCATGGTTGGTTTGTTGACAATATCATATATGGACGATGGAGTCTTGACGAAACGGCTACTAAAATCTTTCAGGCCGTCAGAGATTACCGTCCCGTATCGGTTGGAATCGAAAGAGGTATTGCTAAACAAGCCGTAATGTCTCCTTTAGTGGACTTACAAAAGAAGTACGGTACGTTCTTTAGAGTAGAAGAACTAACACACGGTAATAAAAAGAAGACTGACAGGATTATGTGGGCGTTACAAGGTAGATTTGAAAACGGCTACATTACGTTAAATAAAGGTGAGTGGAATGCTAGGTTTCTTGACCAGTTGTTTCAATTCCCTGATCCATTAACTCACGATGACTTGGTTGACGCTTTAGCTTACATCGACCAGTTAGCTAATGTGGCGTACGACTATACGTACGAGATTGAAGACCACGAAATCTTAGACGTAGTAGCAGGATACTAATATGAGTGAACTATACGAACAAGACCCATTGATGATCCAAGAATCTCTTGAAGACTGGGTTATGACTAAATGCGAAGACTGGAGGGACCACTACGAAAGCAACTATGAAAACAAATTTGAAGAATATTATCGACTCTGGCGTGGTCAGTGGGACCCTTCTGACAGCGAGCGTAGGTCTGAGCGTTCCCGTATTATTTCTCCTGCACTTCAACAGGCTGTTGAGTCTAATGTAGCAGAGTTAGAAGAAGCTACGTTTGGTCGTGGCAAGTGGTTTGACGTTAGTGATAACTTTGGAGACACCCAAAGACAAGACGTACAGTTCCTTCGTAACAAGCTTACGGAAGACTTTGAAAACTGCATGATACGTAAAGCTGTCGCAGAGTGTCTAATTAACTCAGCAGTCTTTGGTACAGGCATTGGTGAGATTGTTATTGAAGAAATGAAGGAAATGGTTCCTGCTACTGAGCCTATTATGGAAGGTCAGTTGCAAGCTGTAGGTGTAAACATTACTGACCGTGTGGTTGTTAAGCTTAAGCCAGTAATGCCTCAGAACTTCCTAATTGATCCTGTAGCAACTAATGTTGAAGACGCTATGGGTGTAGCTATTGACGAGTTTGTTAGCAAACACCAAGTAGAACTTCTGCAGGAACAAGGCGTGTACCGTGACGTGTACGTTGGTTCTGCTGCTCCTGATACTGACTTAGAGCCTGACCAAGACCTAACTATTTACAATGACGACAAGGTACGTTTGACTAAGTACTATGGTTTAGTGCCACGAGAGCTTCTAGATTCCGCTACAAGCGACGAAGACGAAGAACTGGTAGGTGAGGTAGAGTCAGATTCTCGTTACGTAGAGGCCGTTGTAGTGGTTGCTAACGGCGGTATACTTTTGAAGGCAGAGGCTAACCCCTACATGATGTCTGATCGTCCTGTAGTAGCTTTTCCTTGGGACGTAGTACCTGGTCGCTTTTGGGGTCGTGGTGTTTGTGAAAAAGGCTACAACAGTCAGAAAGCTTTAGACACAGAACTACGTGCTCGTATTGATGCCTTAAGCCTTACAATTCATCCTATGATGGCTATTGATGCCACTCGTTTACCACGTGGTGCAAAACCAGAAGTACGTCCTGGTAAGATGATTCTAACCAACGGAGATCCACGTGAAGTACTTCAACCGTTTAACTTTGGTCAAGTTAGTCAAATCACTTTTGCTCAAGCCGGAGCACTGCAGCAGATGGTACAGCAAGCAACAGGAGCAGTGGACTCAGCAGGAATTGCAGGTCAAGTTAATGGCGAGAGTACTGCCGCTGGCATTAGTATGTCTCTTGGCGCTATTATTAAACGCCATAAGCGTACACTGATTAACTTCCAACAGTCGTTTCTTATTCCTTTTGTCAAGAAAGCTGCACACCGTTATATGCAGTTTGACCCTGAAAACTATCCTGTAGCTGACTATAAATTTAACGCTAGTTCTACTCTAGGTATTATTGCGCGTGAGTACGAAGTAACTCAACTTGTGCAACTACTACAAACTATGGGTCAGGACTCACCGTTGTACAGTACACTAATAGAATCAGTTATTGACAACATGAATCTGTCTAACCGTGAAGAACTACTTGCGGCTATGCAACAAGCTTCACAGCCTAATCCTCAAGCACAACAAATGCAGATGGAGGCTCAGCAAGCACAAATGCAGTTCCAGCAGTCACAAACAGCTGCTCTGTCTGCTCAGGCTCAAGAGTCACAAGCACGTGCCGCTAAGCTTGCTGCAGAGGCTGCTGTTGTACCGCAGGAGCTTGAGATTGACAAGATTAACGCTATTACCCGTAACCTGCGTGAAGGTGACCAAGAGGACAAAGAGTTTGAACGTCGTCTTAAAGTTGCTGAAACGCTTATCAAAGAAAAAGCAATAGACCAAAAAGGACAATCTAATGCTAATGACACAACGCGAAATGCAAACCCTGCTAGACCAAGTCAACAGCCACTTCAAGGGAACGTTCCAACGCCTAGACGACCTGGAGAAGAAAGTGGAGGAGCTGTCTAATGTCAAAGAAAGCAGACCCAAGACTAGCACGAGCGGGCGTAAGCGGGTACAACAAACCAAAGAGGACTCCTAATCACCCTAAGAAGTCCCACGTAGTTGTCGCTAAGGAAGGTGACAAAGTAAAGACCATACGCTTTGGCCAACAAGGCAAAACAGGTGATAAAACAATGACTAAAAGGGCTAAGTCGTTCAAAGCAAGACACGCTAAGAACATAGCTAAAGGTAAGATGTCAGCTGCATTTTGGGCTAACAAAACTAAATGGTAAGGAGAACACTATGCCACAAGGAAAAGGAACATACGGAAGTAAAGTAGGACGACCGCCTAAAAAACGTACTACAACAGCTAATAGATCACCAAGTCGGACACCACCACGCACACCTAGTCCACCTAGGCCGCCTTCTAATCCACCAAGATCTGCACCACTTACGCCTGCAGAACGGCGTGAAAGAGCTAATCGTGCTAGACGAGGTACACAAAGCACTACAAGGCGTGGATCAAGAACGCGTCGTCCATAATGGCTAAAGCAAAAAGTAAAAAAGCTAACGACGCTTGTGCAAAGAAGGTCAAGTCCAGATACAAGGTCTGGCCTTCTGCGTACGCTTCTGGTGCTGTAGCCAAATGCCGTAAGGTAGGTGCTAAAAACTGGGGTAACAAAAGTGGCCGTAAGAAAAAGTAAAGAGGGTGCAGCCCTTAAGAAATGGTTTAAAGAAGACTGGGTGGACGTTAAAACGGGTAAGCCTTGTGGTCGTAAGTCAGCTACCAAGAGTAAACGTCCTTACCCTTCTTGTAGGCCTAAAGCGGTTGCAGCTAAGATGACAGCTGCTGAAAAGAAGTCTTCAGCTAAACGCAAAACCGGACCTGCTAAAATTAAACACGCAGTTACTGCTTCAGGGAGACGTAGAAAAAAGTGAGTTACGAAACTAAAGTAAAGCAAGCTTTAGATATATGTTTAAACAAAAACTACTTTAAAGGAAACGATAAAGAAACAGCCATAGTAATGTACTCAGGTGGTATGGACAGTGTGTCATTACTATGGAATCTTTTGGAACATACAGAACAAGACATACACGTACACTCAATACACATAGACAACTCTGAAGGCCGTGTTAAAGCAGAAGCAAAAGCTATAGAGAACACGATCAACTACATGAGAAAGAACCAAAGACCCTTTGAGTTCTCTTCTTCGGTGTACTCTTGGAAAGCTAAGTATCCAGGTGGTAAGGACATGGTGCTTGCACTATTCCAAGCTATGAGGACTGCTTCTGGTTTAGGTAAAGCTTTTAACATTGTTTATACAGGTGACTACAACATAGGTAGAGACGAAGGTGCTGAAGCACAAGGTGTGTTAAATGCACTATGTACTACACGACGTGTTAAGCCTATTTGGTTAGCACCTTTTGAACACATGACGTACAACTCTGTAGAACGTAGCAAAGGTATCTACTTAAGTATGCCTGAAGAGTTACGTGAGATGTACTGGTCCTGTAGACATCCTACCGATGCTTTAGGTGGGTTTATTGTCTGTGGTGACTGCCACGCTTGTGAACGACAAGAAGCAATGCAAGAAAGTATAAAAAAAGACTTGACAAACGACTAAAAATATGCTATACTATTACTATAGTTAAACATTAGAGGAAACTATGACTCCTGAGCTTGAAACTTATTTTAATAATTATAACGAACTCTTTAACCACGAAGGTTTCAAACAACTCATTCAAGAACTTTCTACTAACGCTACTCAGCTTGCTGATATACAAACAGTAAAAGATATAGAAGATCTACATTATCGTAAAGGACAAGTAGCTGCCTTCGCAACTATTATTAATTTACAAAACACTATTACTGCTGCTAGAGAACAAGCTGAAGCAGAAGAAGAAGAACCTTTAGATGTTTAAAGTCTACGACTTCCGTTGTACTAACGGACATGTCTTTGAAGAATTCGTAAAGCCTGACGTCACAACTAGTAGGTGTGGTTGTGGCGCTAATGCTAAACGATTGGTTTCTGCCCCATCTTTCCACCTTGACGGTGCTTCTGGAGATTTTCCAGGTCAGCACATGAAATGGGTTAGGGAACATGAAAAAGCAGGCCGTAATAAAAAAGAGGACGCCTAACGGCTAATCCTTTCTACATTAATCTCCATAACCATAATAAAAGGCGGAGCAGTTTAATATGTCAAGAGCGACACTAATTGACGAGCGTATTGAAGACGACTCAACAACTACTGATCTTGAAGCCCAAGCGTTTGATGAGCCAACTCAAGAAAACCCCATACCGAAAGCCAAACCTAAAGAAGAAGACTTACCTGATAAGTACCAAGGAAAGTCAGTACAAGAAATTGTACAGATGCACCAAGAAGCTGAAAAGATGCTTGGTCGTCAGTCTTCCGAAGTTGGCGAGTTACGTAAGGTAGTAGACGACTTCATACATACACAACTCGAACAAAAAAACACACCTGTTCAACAGCCCGTTGACGAAGATGACGACATTG